AATAATAAGTTTGAATGGCAGATCTATACCGATGCGTTTAAGTTTTACGATACCCACGGCTTGCCACTATCAACAATAGTTACTTTTCTTCGCAATAAGGGGTTTTTGATTGATTGGAATGCCTTTGTTCAAGACGCCAAAAATGCTGGATGGAGTTTTAAGAAAGTGAATGCCATTGTGGAAGAGGCACGCAAAGAATGCCGTGAAGACTCCAAAATGGACGCCTTAATCGAAGCTACGGGAAAAGATAAAATGACGTAATGGATTATAGGGACTTTTCGCCCGAAGGAACTGTAAAACAAAATCCCAACGCGAAACTATGGTGGAAAGCGCCTAAAGATGAGCGCGCTGCCGCCATATGCGCTACTGTTAAATTTATCGCCGCCAACGACGCCAGGCGACAGACACAGTATCAAATATCAAATCGCCTATATGGAAATGTGGATTTGGTCGGCCTTAATGGCCTATCAATGTCTAAAGCGCAGTCTATTCAAGGCGCTGTAAAAGACCGCTTGACCTATAACGTGTGTCAAAGTGTTGTTGATACAATTACGTCTAAAATCTCTAAAAACAAGCCAAAGCCCATGTTTCTTACGTCTGGCGGCGATTACAAGATGCAGCGAAAGGCCAAGAAACTAGAGAAATTCATAGATGGGATATTTTATGAAAACAAAGCTCATGCCCTTGGTTCTACTATCTTTCGCGACGGGTGTGTCGCTGGCGATGGCATTGTTCATGTCTTTGCGAAAAACGGGCGGGTAACTTTCGAAAGAGTTATCGCGTCTGAACTCTATATAGACTGGGTAGATGGTTTCTATGGTGAACCAAGGCAACTACATCGCGTCAAAAATATAGACCGCAATGTATTGCTTGAAATCTTTCCGGGTAAGGCTGGGATCATAAAGAAAGCCAATTCAGCCTCAGCGGACGTTGTTGGCGTCGTACAAAATGTATCGGATCAAGTGCAGGTAGTAGAGTCATGGCATTTGCCAAGCGGGCCAGATGCAAGCGACGGTTTGCATACTATCAATATTGAAAACGGCACATTGTTTGAGGAAGACTATAAAAAGCCATATTTCCCATTTGCCAAGTTTTGCTGGTCTAAGCGTATGTTTGGACCGTGGGCACAAGGGCTTGTAGAGCAGATTCAGAATATCCAGCTCGAGATCAATAAGCTCCTTTGGGTTATTCAAAGGTCTATGCATCTGGCTGGTACTTTCAAAGTATTTATCGAAAACGGTTCTAAAATTGTCAAAGAGCATCTCAATAACGATATCGGCGCGATTGTTTCATATACGGGCATCAAGCCAGAGTATGTTGTGCCTCAAATCGTCCCGATGGAACTCTATAATCAATTGCTTAATCTCAAAAACTCGGCTTTTGAACAGGCCGGTATATCTCAGCTATCGGCGACATCACAAAAGCCGCAGGGCTTAGACAGCGGTAAGGCGTTGCGTGAGTATAATAATATCGAGTCCGATCGGTTTATGACTGTCGGCCAAGCATATGAGGCATTCTTTCTTGAGCTAGCGAAATTGAGTATAGATTGCGCAAAAGAAATCTATGAAGAGGACGGCGAGTATAGCGTAAAAGTCCCAGGGAATAAGTTTATCCAATCAATTGACTGGAAAGATGTTGATATGGAAGAGGATGAATATATCCTCAAAATGTTTCCTGTGTCATCGCTTCCAAATGAACCGGCTGGAAGGCTTCAGACCATTCAAGAGTATATCCAAGCAGGGTTTATCAATCCCAGAACTGGTCGCAAGTTGCTTGATTTCCCTGATCTCGAGCAGGTCGAGGAATTGGCTAACTCCGCGGAGGAGTACTTGCAGGAAATCCTGGAAAAGATAATCGACGATGGAGTATTCACGCCTCCAGAACCATACGACGATTTAGGATTAGCTAGAGAATTGGCGTTGCAATATTACGCACAGGGCAAAAAGAATGGTCTTGAGGAAGAAAAACTAGACATGCTCAGATCGTTCATGGATCAATTGGACATATTGGAACAAAAGACAGCGCAAGCATTACAGCCTGCACCAATGCAAGCGCCGGGCGGTGGCCAGGCAGTTCCAGAGCCATCTCCTACCAGTGATTTGCTGCCTAACGTGCCAGGCGCGGCAGCTTAATAGTGAACCTTAAACGCCAGTGAGCTATCAGGTAAAACAATGAGTGAAACAACTGTATTAAATCCCGCGGCAGCATCGCCCGTAGCAACACAAACTCCGGAAACTGAACCTCAAAAGACCGATCCAGTAGCACCAGCCACAGAACCAGCAAAACCAGCCGATCCAATGGCGTCTAAGTTCGCAGCACTTGCGAAAAAAGAACGCCAAGCGCGCTTGCTTCAGTCTCAAGCCAAAGCACAAGCCGATGCACTGGCCAAAAGAGAGGCAGAGATTGCCCGTCGCGAAAAAGAATGGGACGAAGAATTTAGACGAAATCCATTAGCCGCACTGAAAAAGCGCAATCTTACATATCAAGATATTACTAACGCGGCACTCAATGATGACAAATTTGATCCAGCCACAGAGGTTAAATCGGTAAAAGACGAGATTGAGAGACTTAGGCAGGAGCAGGCCGAAAAAGAACGTAAAGCGCAAGAGGATGCTAAAGCGCAACAAGCGCAGGCAGAAGCTCAGGCAGTAGAAGCGTTTAAAGAACGAATTGGTCAACACATTGAATCAAATGGCGAGAAATACGAACTTACAAACCTATATGACGCATCGGAGCTGGTATTTCAGACTGTAGAGGAACACTTCGCGCGTACAAAAAAGGTGCTGTCTCTTGATGAGGCGTGCGGATTGGTCGAGTCTTATCTTGAATCAGAAATAGAACGCACCGCGAAACAATCAAAGAAGTTTCAAAGTAAGTATGGGCAACCAAAGCCTGTAGAGGAAAAAAAACCAGCGCCAAGCAAAACGGATACGACTTTGTCTAATCACTTAAATGCACCAACATCGCCTAGTTTGTTGTCACCGGCAAATGAAGCCGAACGAATGAAAAGGGCGCTTGCAGCACTTGGCAATTGATGTATCATTAGTCTCAGCCATTGTTCTTTTCATCTCCAATGAGGCGCGCCAGTAGTCGGGTACACCTGGCGCGCCTTTCCTAGTAATAACCATAAACGCAACGTAAGCGGTTCCCGCTAACCAGTAATCTCATTGAATGCGCGATGTTTAGTAACGCGCTGTCTGAGTAAAACTAAAAACGGCAAGTAAGCCATTTATTTTATTCAATAAGGACAAATTCAATGAGCTTTCTCGATTTAGCAGCAATGAATGCTGCGCTAAAAGAACTTTATTCAGGCCAAGTTGTCGAAAACTTGGTCTACGCAGATAATCCATTTTTCGCCATGGTGAAAAAGAATACGGATTTCGGCGGTAAATATAAACCAATTCCTATCATCACTGGCGTTTCTCAGGGTAGATCCTCGCAGTTTTCGTATGCGCAGGCTAACCAGAGCGCCGTTCAGGTCCAATCGTTTCTTTTGACCAGAGTGTCAGATTATTCGATTGCGACAATCGATAACCAGACGATGTTGGCTAGCCGAACTGACAAAATGTCATTTTTGGAAGGTTCAAAACTTCTAATTGACGGTGCTATTCGGTCTTGTACCAATTCGATTGCGTCGGCTCTGTTTAGAGCTGGCACTGGCTCGATTGGTCAATTGGCTAGTTCTGGCGGTATTACCGCTGGTGTTATTACTCTGGCCAATCCCGCAGACGTAGTTCAGTTTGAAATCAACATGGTGCTTCAAGCCGCGGCTACGGATGGCGGCACTCCTCGGGCTGCTCTTGGATATGTGGTCTCTGTTGATAGATCGGCTGGTACTGTAACTGTTTCGGCTACTGCCATGGGTGGAGCCGCGGGTAGCCCGTCGGGATGGTCCAATAGTGACTACTTGCTGGTCCAAGGCGATAGCAATCTGAAATGCTCCGGCCTTGCTGCATGGCTTCCGGCCACTGCTCCGACTTCTGGCGATAGCTTTTACGGTGTCGATAGATCGGTTGATACGTGGCGTCTTGGCGGTGGTCGATATAACGGGTCTGCTCAGTCGATTGAAGAAGCCCTCATTGACGGCTCAAGCCTGGTAGCGAGAGAAGGCGGGAAACCTAAGCAATGCATTACCAATTTCGCAAGCTGGGGAGCTCTTGAAAAGTCCCTTGGTTCGAAAGTGGTTTATGTAGACCATAAAGGCCCGGCGGAAATCGCATTCCGAGGAATTCGCGTGCATGGTGCAAACACGACCATTGACGTATTTCCGGATAGGAACTGCCAAGCCTCGACTGCGTATTTGTTGAGCATGGAAACTTTCGCACTTGAAGGATTGGGCGATGTGCCTCAGATTCTTCGATACGGCGACGGTTTGGAAATGCTCCGGGTGTACAATTCGGATGCAGGTGAAGTGCGCGTAGGTGCATATTACAATCTGCGGACGAATGCTCCAGGATGGAATGCTAACATTACGTTGTCGGCGTAATTAAAAACGAGGGTAGGTCAAAGGAATGGCCTACCCTCCCTTTTACGAGGGGGGCTATCGTAAATTGACACCGCCCACGGGTAATACCGGAAGGATAAACCATGGCTAATAGATATTATCGAAACCAAGCATTTACTTTAGATCCTGCAATAGTGAAACTTTTTGCACGCGTGACGTTTGGCGCGGCTGGTGCCCCTACTCTTGTAGCGGCTCAAAGCAAAGGCGTGGTTTCAGTAACTCGAAACTCGCAAGGCGTTTTTACGTTTGTTTTTGGAACTCAGGCTGGGATGCTAGATGTATATAACCAGCTAAAAAGTGTAAACGTATTGTTTGACACCATTGGAGCTCCTGGAGTGCCAGCGGCACCATTTTATTACCTTTCTGGTAATAGCGTGGCCACGGCAGGAACTTGCTCGCTTCAGTTGACGTTTCTCGATGCAGATACGCCCGCTGTAACCGATCCTGGTAACGGTGAAGCAATTTATGTTGAGTTCACTTTCAAGAATTCGACGGCGCAATAAGGGGATAAGACAATGAGAAAAAATAAATTTCTAGTACTTTTGGCGCTGGCGACGTTTGTTTTCAGCATCAATGCGTTTGCGCTTTTGTCGGCTGTTGTGTCGGTTAGCCCATCGTCTGCAAGAATTAACCAGCTAGTGACTGCAAGCGTGGCGATTAGCAATACTGGATCATCGGCGTTGACTCTGAGCAATTTGGACATTACCGCGACGTATAACGGTAATCCAACTAGCAGAGTAGCCGCGGCGTTCGGTAAATTTAGCGTTGGTCCAAATGCAGCCAATTTGAGTTTGCCAGCGGCTAGTACGGTTACGGTTCCAGTACAGGCCGTATTTTTCGCGCCTAGCACTGGACTTACCGGCACTGGTTCAGGCCAGTATTACATTGGAGCCAATTTTGCCACTTCAGACGGTAGCGTAACTCGAGCGGCAACGGCTGGTAGGGTGACTATTGACCCATTGTCTAACTTGGATAGTACGGACTAATCATGCCAATATTTCCGGATAAGAAAAAGGCAGTAAATATTATCCTTTCGAAACGTCGCCCGGACGGTAGCCACTCTGAAACAGAAGTGGCTACCGAAAGCGACAGCGATCATGATGTTTATACGGCTTGCGCAGAGGATATGATGGCCGCCATGCGGTCCGACTCTGTCAAATATCTGGCGCAGGCACTAAAAGCATTTCATGACTTGGTAAAAGAAGAGGATATAGAGCAAGACGCAGGCGAATACGAGGGGGACTAAATGTCCGGACCTGGAATTGTTACGCTGGGTAGCCTTAGAATACAGGCACAAGAGAAAGCCGACCAGCTAAATTCCTCTTTCTTGGCCACGTCTGAATGGAATAGCAACATTATGCGATCATACAAAGAATTGTATGATCTGCTTATTGCTGCATATGGCACTGACTATTATGTAACAACGCCTTTGACGTTTCCAACTACTAGCGGGACTTACATATATCCGTTACCAGACGGGTCAACTACATTCACAAATGCGATTACTGGTGCAACTGTAACGCCCGCGGCATTTTATAAGCTGCTAGGCGTAGATTTACAGCTATCGCCAGGCAATCAAGGCTCGTATGTCACTATTAATCCATTTAATTTCT